CTTTCTGGTGGAACGGATGACTATTCATTATCAGTTGGTGAATTAGACAGCGCATATGAAGAGTTTGCTGATGCTGAAACAGTTGATGTAAACTTAATTATGGGTGGTTCAACTCCTGCTGGTACTGGTGGTACAACTCATGCAACTAATCTAATCGACCTTGCAGAAAAAAGAAAAGACGTTGTTGTCTTTATCTCTCCAAGACGAGCAGATGTTGTGAATGTTGCAAATGCGACTACACAAGCTTCAAATGTTGTAAGTTTCTTCAACGGACTTTCAAGTTCATCTTATGCAGTATTTGATAGTGGATACAAATATCAATTCGATAAATTTAATGACGTATTTAGATTTATTCCTTTGAATGGTGATATTGCTGGTTTATGTGCAAACGTAGACACAGTTGCAGACCCATTCTTCTCGCCTGGTGGTTTTAACAGAGGACAAATTCGTGGTGCAGTTAAACTTGCGTTTAACCCAACCAAAGCACAGAGAGATATTCTCTATCCTGCTCGAATTAATCCAGTTGTCGCCTTCCCAGGCAATGGTACGGTATTATTCGGTGATAAGACTGCTCTTGCAAAACCAAGTGCATTTGACCGAATTAATGTTCGTAGATTGTTCATCTTACTAGAGAAAGCGATTGCAACTGCTGCTAAGTTCCAGTTGTTTGAGTTCAATGATGCATTTACTCAAGCACAATTTAGAAATCTAGTTGAACCTTTCTTGAGAGATATTCAAGGTAGAAGGGGTATAACAGACTTTAGTGTTGTTGCAGATGGAACTAACAATACTGGAGAAGTAATTGACCGAAACGAGTTTGTTGCAGATATTTTCATCAAACCAGCAAGGTCTATTAACTTCATTCAGTTGAACTTCGTTGCAGTGAGAACTGGTGTCGCATTTTCAGAGATAGGGGGGTAGTTAAATGGCAACTTTAGATGAATTTAAAGCAAACCTTATTGGTGGTGGTGCGAGAGCTAACCAGTTTAGAGTAACTTTCAACACGCCTGGTGCAATTGCAACTGGACTTGACGTTAGAAAAGCATCTTTTCTAATTAAAGCAGCTGCCTTGCCTGGACAGACAATCGCTGAAATTGCAGTTCCATTTAGAGGTAGAAACCTCTATATTGCTGGAGACAGAGAATTTGAAACTTGGGAAACCACAGTTATCAATGATACTGATTTCAACATTAGAAATGCAATGGAAAGATGGTTGAACGCAATCAATGATACAGTGACTAATACTGGTCTATCAAATGTTGCAGATTATACTGCTGATTTGACTGTAGAACAGTTAGATAGAGATGATACCGTTCTTAAATCTTACATTTTAAGAAACTGTATGCCTCAAGGTACTGGTGCGATTGAGTTAAGTTATGAAACTGCAAATGCTATTGAAGAGTTTTCAGTAACTTGGAGATATTCACACTTTGAAGCCTCGTCAGTTAACTTCTAATAGTTCTACTAAATAGTAGTATGAAAAGGAGTTATTATGGCTGAATTATTTGGTTTCACAATCACTCGTAAAAAAGACAGTGAGGGAGCGTCATTCACGCTCCCCACTTCTGATGATGGTGCAGAAGATATTGCACACGGTGGTTTCTATTCCTCAACTGTTGATATTGAGGGGAAAGATAGAACCCAGTACGATTTGATTAAGAGATATCGTAGCATTTCACAACAACCAGAGTGTGACAGTGCAATTGAAGATATTATTAGTGAAGCGGTTGCATCTAACGAATTTGATGCACCGATTTCGTTAGCCTTGGATGGACTAAAACAATCCGATAAGGTAAAAAGAAGAATTAGAGAAGAATTCAATAGAGTTCTTGAACTAATGTCTTTTCAAGAAAAAGGACATGACGTATTTAGAAGATGGTATGTTGATGGTCGTTTATTCTATCACAAAGTTATTGATACAAAAGACACAAGAAAAGGTATTACAGAATTAAGATATCTTGACCCTCAAAAAGTAAAGAAGGTTAGAGAAAAAATATCTGGTAGACCTAATCCAATTACACAAATAGAAGAAAAACAAAAAGCAATAGAATACTATATCTATAATGAACATGGTATTACTACTGGTGGTTCTATGACCAATGGGATTAAAATTACAAAAGATTCTATTGCGTATTGTCCTTCTGGTATTATTGACCAGAATAGAGGTTCAGTATTATCCTATCTACATAAAGCAATCAAACCAGTAAACCAACTACGAATGATTGAAGATAGTCTGGTAATATACAGAATATCAAGAGCTCCAGAAAGACGTATCTTTTATATTGATGTTGGTAATCTACCAAAGATTAAAGCAGAACAATACTTAAAAGATGTTATGAATCGTTATCGTAACAAACTGGTATATGATGCATCTACTGGTGAAATTAAAGATGACCGAAATCATATGTCAATGTTGGAAGATTTCTGGTTACCAAGAAGAGAAGGTGGTAGAGGAACAGAAATTACTACACTGCCTGGGGGTTCAAACCTTGGAGAGATTGATGATATCATTTATTTCCAGAGAAAACTTTATAGGTCACTGAATGTTCCAATCTCAAGAATGGAAGCTGAACAAAACTTCTCAATCGGTAGGTCTACAGAAATTACTAGAGATGAACTTAAATTTACTAAGTTTGTACAAAGACTAAGAAAGAACTTTTCAAAAGTATTTCATGATTTATTGCGTACACAGTTAATACTTACTGGTGTAATCGCAGAAGAAGAATGGGATTCTATGAAAGAACATATCGCATACGATTGGATGCAAGACGGACACTTTGCAGAACTTCGTGATGCAGAAATCTTGAGAGAACGTATAGATATGTTAGGAACACTAGAACCATATGTCGGAAACTTCTTTTCTAAAAAATGGGTTCAGAAAAATGTTCTTCGTCAATCTGATGAAGAGATTGAACTTATGTCAAAAGAGATTGAAGATGAAGGTGGTGGGGAAGATGATGACGATATGATGATGAGTCATACACCAAAAGGTGATAAACAAATAAGTGAAATAAAGGTGGTTAAAAAATGAGTAAAGAAATAATTGACGCTATTGCATCTGGTGATAACCTTGGTGCAGAATCACAATTTAAAAATGCAATTCAAACAAAAGTAGGAGCTGCATTAGAAAAAAGAAGAGAAGAAGTTGCAAACACAATTGTAACGCAACATATCCCAGAAGTAGAGGAAGATGAAGAAGAAGTTCCAGCAACTTGACTTGCCTGAAAAGGATGAGCATAAAAAAACCAAAGAGTATAGGAAACTGTCGCCTGCAATGCGTAAAGCGGTAGACTATATATTTGGTGTTATGGATGCGAAACCTTCAGATTTCCTAAATAGTTTTGAAAAGACGATAAAACAAGGTGCATCAAAGTTCAAGGTTAGTGAACCAGAACTTTTAAAGTATTTTGAAAGAGAAATGTTAGGAGAATATCAATGGCAGTAAGTGCAATTGTTCTAAAGGACACAGATTTTGAGACAGTTATTAAAGTAACAACAACTGGAACAAACAGTGCGGCCAGTATATTAGATGCATCTAATTTAGACGGTGCTTCTACAAACCCAAGATTAAGTATTGTTGCTTGTCAATGGACTACTGGTTCACAAACAGATATTTTATTTGATGCATCTAGTAATGTGGTTGCATTATCATTAAACGGAAATGGTGCATATAACACTGGTGCTCAGTCTATGCCCTCTATCGCAAACAATGGTGGTAGTGGTGTAACTGGTGACGTATTATTAACAAACAGTAGTGCATCCGTAGGAACTATCTGGTTAAAATTCAGAAAAACTTCTGGTTACGATAATCTACAATAGGGAGTGATGAGATGAAACTAATATCAGAACACTTTAGTAATGACGTAGAATACATTACAGAAGCGACAGAAGATGGTAAGAAGAACTACAAGTTAAAAGGTGTATTCTTACAAGCGGAAATCAAAAACCGTAATGGTCGTGTATACCCTATGGAAATTTTAGAAAAAGAAGTTGCAAGGTATAATGAAGAGTTTATTGAACAGAATCGTGCATACGGTGAATTAGGTCATCCAGACGGCCCAACTGTAAACTTAGATAAAGTATCACATATGGTAACTTCTCTACAACCAGACGGAAAGAACTTTATTGGTGAAGCAAAAGTAATGTCTACACCAATGGGAAATATAGTAAAGAATATAATGGATGATGGTGGTAAACTCGCAGTATCCTCAAGGGGTATGGGTAGTTTGTCCAAAAGAAATGGTGCAAACTATGTCAATGACGATTTCTACCTTGCGACTGCAGCTGACATTGTTGCAGACCCTTCCGCTCCAAATGCTTTTGTAGAAGGTATTATGGAAGGAAAAGAGTGGGTTTGGAATAATGGACTGTTACAAGAACAAGAAGTTGCAGAACTCAAGGACGAAATGGAACGGAATATCCGCTCCAGAAAAGCGAATTACCAAGCACTCGCTTTCGCAAAATTCCTCAAGAATTTATAATGACTAAATATAGTGAATAAGAGGATTATTAATATATTAATAAGGAGACTCAAATGTCAGAAATAGACAAGACAATAGAAGAACTTGAACAAGAAGTTCTGT